TAGCGAGGTCTATGCTAATGAATACTTAGACCTAGTATCTCAAAGAGGTACTATCCTAGAAGTTTCTCTAACAGAGTTAGAAAACTACACACCTAGCAACCGCAAGGTGTATGCTACTACTAGAAGTTGGGAGTAATCGTAATGGATACTTATAACAGAATTCTAAAAGAGCAACAAGAAAAAAGAATTGCTCAATCAATAAAAGATAAAGCGGTTATTGAGTCCATGTTCTCAAATAACAATCGCCCCCTTAATAATAATCATGAATTAAAGAAAGTAGAAAACTAATGAGTACCTTTGTACCAATCAAATCTGTTTGTGGTTCAGTATCAACCACTATTGATGTCTATGACCTAGAGTTAAACCCTCATGGGGTTATCTGTTGTGACAATTGCAAATCAATTGTGTTATGCCGTAAGGCTTGGGATTTCTTGTATAAGGAGAATAAATGATTGACTTTTTTGTAAATGGTAATGCATTGTTTTGGTTTTCTTTCGTTTGTTTGTTTTATGGATTTTACTCTTTTGTAAAAGAATAAATAAAAAGATCGCAGAAATAAAAAGCTGCGATTTTTTGCTCGGGGCTTCTCAGTTGACTCTCAGGAATAATGTGTGTAAGGTCACACGATTATTTCTCCAATTTACGGCGTGTCGTCTTGACTTTTTGGCTTTTGTAGTGTAGTATTCTACTTATACAATTAAATAAAGATGAATCAGGCAGTGAGCCTAGCAAATAAGTGTGATACAAATCACAATGAGCCTAGCGAATAAATGCCAAGATTTGTCAGCCCCCCATGATAGGATAGTCTTATCAATTAAACGAAAGGAAGTCATTCAATGGCTTACACTGTAACACTAGAAACCTTTTCAGGTTCAGTAAAGAAAATCAACCTACCTTCAAGAGGTGCTGTTGCTCAATTCGTATCACAATACCCTAACACTTTACCTGTTGGCGTATCTGTTAAAGTCGCTTGCGACACTCTAGGAATTACTGGAACACTAAGAGGAAAGGCTTCACTATAATGAAAATTGAACACAACCTAAAATTCGTAACTGAATTTCAAGAGGGCCACCCTGTAACTGCAACAATGAGTTCACTACCTGAAACACTACGCATTCAAATGCTTGAGTCAATGCTAAAAGAGTTAATCGCTCCAAAGTTAGGACCTATCCTTGATGAAATTAACGCAGGCGGGTCCTATGCAATTCTTAAGGTGGCAGACTAATGCCAATGACACGAAAAGACTATGTGGAAACTGCAAGCATTCTAAATAAGTTTTCTAACAAAATTGACTCACTAGAATTTCAAGATTTAGTTTTTGAATTTAGTGAGTGGTTTGCTTCTGACAATCCAAGATTTGATGAAGATAAATTTTATTCTGCTTGCATGGTAGATGAACAAGATGTGTTTGCACACATGCAACAATCAACAAGATACAATCCTAACTTGTAAAATAAAAATCCTAAGCATGATTTAAAACTGCTTGATCTTTTCAAATAAAAAAGCTCGGGGGGTTTTCCACAGGCTGTGGATAAGTTTACGTGGTTGTGATTTTTCTCACATTTATTGAGCGTCTCACTATTTAAGACTACTCGCTAGTAATTAGATTTTTGTCAGTCTGCCATGATAGGATTACAGAGTAATAAAGTAATTAAACAAAAAGAAAGAGGTTGCCACATGGCTACTAAACTATACACAATAGAAAACCTACTTGTAGGAAAAACTTATCGCTCACGAAACCGCCACTTTGAGGGTGTAATCACACACGCAGAAAAGCGTGAAGGAATTTGGTATGGAGAAAATACTGAGGCGTATGTCGTACAGATTGACACGCCTTCCTATTTGTCAGACCGCTATGCTACTGTTGCAGTAAAGATTGGAGAATAAATAATGAACGCTTGGGATTGCATGGATTGCTATGATGAGGGTGTCCTATTTTGGGGTAGCACTAATGGCGAATACGATACAGATTTTTGTGAGTGTAACAAGGGTGTTATGCTTTACAACGAATACACCGCATGGTACGCTAGTAATGAATTAAACGAATACACATTGGAGAACGCATAATGGAATACTTATACTCTGTCACCGCTACCTATGACTCTGCCTCTGCACCAGTTTGGATTGGTCGCTACTCAGATGCTTTAACTGCCGTTGAAACTTTTCAGCAATTTGTTGATAGTGGAGATGCTAAAGAATACGCAACAATTAACTTATCTGAACCTTCAGGCAAGATGCACACAAAAACCCTCTACACTACAGGATTGGTGGTAACACGATAATGGGAAGTAACTTCGCAACAGACTTAGCAGAAAACATTGACATAAGCCTTGAACAGGCTATTGGTTATCACTTACAGGGTAATCACTATCCACCAGTACCTCTAAGCATGGTGCCAGTATGCATACAGGCTATTGACTTTGCTCATGAGGATTTGTGGGACGAGACTATTGAAATGCCAGATGGTATTTCTTATAAGGGCTTAACCGCTGCACCAGTTTGGGCTATCATTGAGCAACACCACCTTCACGCATGGCTACCAGAAAACGTTGAAGACTATGAAGAAGACCTAGGATTTGAATTAGGATTGGGGCTTGAATAAATGCCGTCTAAAGCACCAACAGCACTTTCTGCAAAACATTCAGGCCAGTCAAGGTATCAAGGACAAAGTAAAATATCAGAACTTAAAATGCTATACTCAAAAGGTAATGGCTATGAGGGTCGCTATAACTTTCCAGTTACAATAACTAAGATTGAGGATAATAATAAATGAGTGCTACAATAAATGACATGGAACTTGTAAAAGCTGATTCGCTAACTGTTGATGCGTTAGAGATTGGTGATCTAATTGGTTATGATGATGACATCGTTGAAGTAACTTTCATTGAATGCGATGCAACAGGAGATAACTATGACATTGAAATCACAAATGATTTTGGTGAAACAGAAATGATTCAGTTTGCATTTGATGAAGAAGTTGATTGGTACGTCTACTTAGACTAAAAGGGGCCCGAGGCCCTGTGATCTACGCCACAATTACGTAAGTTGATATTTTCTCCCATTTCTGGTAAGATTATTACATGAAGAAAAATAGTGAGGAATTAAGACGATTAATGGAATTACGTCGTTCTAATGCAGCCTCCGCTGTCCCAAATAAAAAGAAATACAATAGAAAAAAATGTCAGTCCCTTATGCTAAAATTAAAGAAAGAAAGCGAGTAGCCACCATGACAAAATTACTCAGAAGCAAAGATAGGAAAGTAGCAAATGCCGTCACCCCTAATGGAAAACAAGCAAGTATCGCCAACACGTTTGGTCTCCCCGCAGGAAAGTCTTATTCATGTCCTGGAGCGACTAGCGTATGCGAGAGTGTTTGTTATGCTGGCAAATTGGAAAAAGTATTCCCAACAGTAAAGAAAAACCTATTGCACAATTGGGAATTAGTCAAAAACGCAGACCATGACACTATTGAAGCATTGCTTGAAGAGATGATTAAAGATTTCAAGGCTGATTGTGTAAAGCGTGAAGCGCCTATGCTATTTCGTATTCATTGGGACGGAGATTTCTTTAATGATACTTATACATTCGCATGGAAGCATGTCATTCTTAATCATCCTGATATTCAATTCTGGGTATACACTAGAGTGAAGAGTGCAGCGGTAATGCTTAAAGACATTGCTAATCTTTCTTTATACTATTCTACGGATAGTGAGAATAAGTCTATTGGCGTTACCCTGAAAAAAGATCATGGCATAAAGCTTGCTTACCTTGCTAAGAATTTCTTAGTAGGACAGGCAGACATGAAAGAGATGATTGGTAAGGTAGGGGCTAAGTGCCCTGAGAATAAAAAAGCCATTCCCCTAATCTCAACAAATGGAAGCGCTTGCGTTTCTTGCTCATTGTGTGTATACTCAAAGAGCGACATAGTATTCTCATCAAGTAAGAAATGAGGAGATAAATGGAAAGCCTAGTTATCCTATCTTTAATAGGGCTATTAGTCTTGCTAGTTAACCAATAATGTGACATAAATCACACCCACAAGCGTCTCAAATAGTGAGAAATACAAGAAATGGAGTTGAAAAATGTCAGTAGGAAATGTTATACTTAATACATACAACAAACTAAAAAGGAGAAACAAAATGACAGTAGCAACAAACACATACAAGGTAGGCGACCTCTACACATCACAGAAGTCAAAGGTAACAGGAACAATTCTTGAAATCTCACCTACTGCAAAGGACACAGTTCGTGTGAAGTTAGATGTAAATGGCAACACACGCTGGACAACATGGAAGGCTAATGCGTAATTAGTTAGTTCTATGTCCTGAGCATGACTCTAAACTGCTCACACTAAAAATGTCAGACCCACCCCCTATACTATAAATAAACCACCAAAAGAAAAGAGAAAACACATGGCAAGAAACGGGAAATCAATCTCAGTAAAAATCGCAACACCAAAGGTAATCAAGGCACTAGAAACTCGTCTAGCAGAACTAGAAACTAACTACGCTAATCAAGAAGCAAACGAAGCAAAATACACAAAGGCTTTTGAGAAGTATAAGAAAGAACTTATTGCTTATGCCGTTGCTAACATCAAGAAGGCAGAGAACTTTCGCACAAACTATCGCACATGGAACAACACACTTAACATTGACTTTGACTTAACAGTTACAGAGTCAGAGTTACCAAAAGAACCTCAGCGTGAGTTTGAGCAAATGGGTCGTCATACCTACCTAGAGCAGAAGCAAGAAATTGAGAACGCAATTCGTATTCTCAAGATGACAGATGAGGAAGTAGTTAATACAAGCACTTACAATGCTATTGCTCGTTACCTGTAATGAGATAATCGTTCTCGCATAACGATAAATTGCGACCTCCTGAGCATGAGGCTAAACTGCTACCCGTAAGGGTGCTGGATCAAGCTTGACAAATGTCAGTGGGCACCTGTAGAATTAAACTAAACAAACTAACAGAAAGAGGCCCCCATGGACCAAGTAACAAAAGTAGATAACCACTTCATGACAAGAGAATTCCTTGAGTCACAACTAGTACAAAACAAAAACCGTATTGAGCAATTAGAAAAGCATATCCAAGAAGTAACTCAGCGCTCATATGGTGAGGCTGCAGAACGTAACCGCATGCGTAATGAAATGCATGAATGGACCTTAGAACAACTTAACGATTCAGTTATCTCAGAGGATGTTGCAGAAGAGATTGCAAACATTTGTGGCTTTGAGTTAACACAAGAATTTGAATTGGAAGTTTCAGTTCAGTATTCAGTTACAGTCAATGCACGTAATGAAGAAGAGGCAATGAACTTAATGTATGACATTGATTTTGATTCAGTGTCACAACCTGACGGAATAACTTATTTGTCATCAACAGTTGATAGAGTGGATATTTAGTAGGGGGCTACTAATAAATCCTGAGCACGATTTAAAACTGCTCCTGCAATTCCCTTCAAAAAAAATCTCGGGGCAGCTGTGATATTGATCACTTTACGTAGGTTTAAGAAATGTCCATTTTATCCTATATTTAACTATCTAGATTTGCATTTGTCAGACTGTCCTGTTATACTTAAATTATAAACAAAACAAAAAGGAGAAAACTCATGGCACATGAACTAGAATCACAAAATGGTAAAGTTTCATTCGCATCATTTCGTGAACCTGCTTGGCATGGATTGGGTACCGTATTCACAGAAGAAAAGAACACAGCAGAAATGTTAGAGGCTGCAAGCCTTAACAACTGGAATGTTCGTCTGGAAGATTTGGAAACCCCATCACATTTAACAAGCGACAAAAACTATCAGTACGTATTGCGTACTAACCCAACAGACAATTCACAGACAGACATTCTTGGTGTCGTAGGTGAGCGTTACCATGTTATGCAGAATGAAGATTTATTTTCATTTGGTGATAACATTCTAGATGGTGGTGGACGATGGGAAACCGCTGGCTCAATTCGTGGAGGGCGTGTAGTATTTGGCGCACTTGCATTAGAGCGTGAAACAATTCTTGACCCTAACGGCGTTGCAGATAAGGTAAAGACTTATTTGCTCATCAACACATCACATGATGGCTCAATCGCTATTCAAGCAAGCATTACACCTGTTCGTGTTGTGTGCGCTAATACTCTTAATCTTGCATTGAACACAACTAAGAAAAAGAATGGCATCAAGCAATCATTCAAGATTCGTCATACACAGACTGCATCTGGCAAGGTTGCGATTGCACGCCAGACACTAGGTATGGCTAACTCTTACATGGATTCATTTGACATCATGGCTAAGGCTATGATTGAAAAAGAAATCAATGCTAAGCAATTTAACGACATCATTCTTGCTGCATACCCTCAGCCTGATAAGGACACTAAGGGCGCATTGAAGAAGTGGGAAAACAAGGTTGATGTTATCAATGACATTTACACAGGCGAGTTTAACGGAATGATTGCTGGTAATGCGTGGGGTGCTTTCAATGCACTTACAGAACGCCTTGACTGGTACCGTTCTGCACGTGGTGGCAATAACGAATCAATCCTTGCATCTGCAAGTGGTTTTGACCCTGCTATCAATGCAGAAAAAAATCGTTTGTTAAAAGTTGTACAGAATACTTTGCAACTAGTGTGATACACTTTCCTGAGCATGAAATAAAACTGCTCCGCTGGTCTGTTAGCTCAGTTGGTTAGAGCGCTACCCTGTCACGGTAGAGGTCGTGGGTTCAAGTCCCATACAGATCGCAAGAATTGGGGCCCGAGGAAATTCGGACAAAACGGACACTTTAAGAAGCTATATAATTAATCTCAGAAATTTTGATTACGGTAGGCTTGCACTTTTCCCATTTTTAGGCTACAATTAATATATGACTACCACATATAAACCTTACACAATAGACGAACTACTCACCGCTATCTATGAGGATAACTTCTCACACTTTGAACTAATAGAAAATATGAATGGTGGGGATTGTGATTGTTTCCTACACCAGGCTATGGCATTGGTGGTATCTTATGTGGACTAAGTATAGTTATGTTTGTACTAACTGTGATGCATTGATTGAGATCACTACTCAAGTTACCCCTGAAGAAAATGCATCCTGTACTTGTATGCGTGGTGCATGGGTCACCCGTACAGCGGTATCAGAAGTTGTGACTAGTATCACACCCTCAAGAGTTGTAAAAATCAACACCAACCCTTATAATTAATATATGGACCTAAATACATTAAGAGAGTATATAAATATTCACAAAATCTCATTGGAGCAAGACCTTGAGGACGCTAAAGAAGGAATTGATATTCCTGATGAAGAGTACTTTGGGTCAGACGATTACTATGAAGGCGCTATTGATACCTGTAACCACCTATTGGAGTATATAAGTGAGTAAGGAATATCCTTTCATACCACCACACCTGGAGAAAGCTTTAGAGGATATCTCTATTCCTTTGATTGACCTTATGCATGGACACCTCAAGGTAGAAATGCTGGACTGTGAAGAACAATTAAATAATCTATCAGAGACTCAGGATGTGCCTATGTATAACTATGTGCAGGGATACATGGAGGCCTTGACAAATCTATATGCCTTGACGTATAATTTAAGTATTGACCGCCAACAAATAGAAAGAGACCACCATGCCAAACTGGGTATATAACGGATTAACTGTAGAGGGCAAGCCTGAGTCTGTCAAGAAGATGATGGAGCAACTCAATACACCATTCGTCCGTGTCCATGATAACTGGAACGTAGCAACACAAAAATTTGAAAAGCAACAGGTAACATATCCAAACCCTGTATTTGCTTTCTGGAATATAATTAAACCAACAGACATGGAAGCCTACGACGGCCCTCAACCTAAGAATGAGAACCTTGAAGAGGCTATGAAGTTTAAGTCAGACCATTGGTATGATTGGAATGTTCGTAACTGGGGAACTAAGTGGGACGTAGCCGTCTCATCTGTTGATACACATCCTGATACCTACATGGAAGAAACAGCCAATGGTGAGAACCATGTTGTCTACTATAACTTTGAGACTGCATGGTCTCGTCCTATGAGTGCATTGTGTACTCTTTCTGAACAGTACCCTGATTTATTATTTACTTTGTCATATGAAGAAGAGACTGGCTGGGGTGGCGAACTAGAACTGCTTCGTGGTAAAGTTATATCAGAGTCACAGTATGACAACATGTGCAGGAACTGCGACGGTACCTATCTAGATGAAGATATCGTTGCCTGTGATGACTGTGGCGACTATCCATGCCCTAAGTGTGGCTGGAGCAATGACATGTGTAATGTACACCAAACTAGATATGAGGACCAACATGCCTAAGACTACTTATCTTATTGAACTAGCCGTTGACGAAGAATGGTTTAAGGCCCTTGACAGATTTACTGCAGATGTACACGAGGGTGAACTATGCGAATGGGTCAGGGTACAAGCAGAGACTGAGACAGATGAAGACGACTGTGAGAACTGTGAGTCTAATCCTAAAGAGCACCCTGAAGGCAAGTGGTGCACATCATGCAGGGATGAATTTAAAGAGTCTGAGGAGGACGACGAATAATGTGGGAACAATTGACAATGCCTCTAGATTTTGGTACAATTAAAGAGACCACTACAGAGGAGACAGATGTTTGATTTTGATGACCCCACTTATGTTGCTACTTGCAGGGTATGTGGGTATACAGTTTATAGTGACAAGCCAATCAATCCTAAGAAATGCAAAGGTTGCGGACTAAAAGTTATCAAGGAGGAAGAATAATGGGAGCTCGTATAAATTTTGTTTTTAAAGATGATTTAGATTCAGCGGTAGTACTGTACAGTCACTGGGGCCAGACAGAATGGCAACGGGACCTAGCAATGGCTATGAACCATGCTAAACCTAGATGGACAGACTCTTCATATGCAACACGTATGATGATTAGTTACCTTATGCAAGATAGCATTCTAGAAGAAACAGGGTTTGGTATCTATTCAATCACTGGGACCAACTATGACCTGGGGGAGCAGACAGTGGTAATTGATTTAATTAATCATACAGTCACTGATATCCATCCTGTCAAATGGGATAATTTTATCCAAGCATATTTACCTGAGCACGCAGCGGTATAAGCAGACGCTGCAACGGGGGAGTGCGATTTGTGGTGGGTTGCGCTCCCCCCTTCTTTTTGATACAATGAACTGAGGGAGAACTATGAGACGAAAACTAATAACCAAAGAAGAAAAGGTAGCAATCCAACTATCTAATGTTTTGGCAGACCTTCGCCTTGACCTTGACATGGTGGGACAGTATCTTGCAGAGTCATCTCCCAATGTAATCTACAATCGTTTAATTACTATTGCAGACTCAGCGGAACATACAAAGCAAGAGCAATACAATCACTACAATAACTACAAACTATTCTAGAAAGGCTGCAGCGGTGGGCTTGACAAGAGCCTGCCGTTGTGCCCGAGAAACCTTCTTTCAAACCTTATTACGATAGAGCTAAAAATTTCCCATTTTCTAGACATTACGACAGCTCAAAAATTTTCTCCTAATTTAGACATTACGAACAATCAAAAAATTTTCCAGATTGTAGCCTATCAAACCTTATATGTCAAACCATGTTATAATGGTTTTATGGGAAGAGATCATTTTGCTCAGCTATCTAGACAAACCTCTCATCGCCATGATCAACCACATGATATAGAAACCTTCAATAAAGACTTTGGTGCTATATGTGGTATGTTGTATAGTGTTATAACTCTTAAGTGTTTCTTTCCTAAGTTCCCCGCCCAAAACGTGACTAATAATCCTGTCAGTGATTCTGCGGGACGGTATATACAAGAACAACTACCACTCTAAATCCCTATAGTATATAAGACATTACGATATCAAACCTTTTCTCCTGGTTTTTGATATCTTTTTAAATATTATCAAACCTTTATATAATATTATTGGACATTTCGGACGATTTTGTATAGGGTTTTATATAAGGTTTGTAAGGTTTGATACTTGACAAATGTGAGGTTTGGGTATATAATGCAAGCCAGATGTAAGGTTTGATAAAGCCAGATGTAAGGTTTGAAGGTTTGGTATGTGAGGTTTTAAAGCCGTTGACATTACGGCCCCATCTGTATAAGAGCTCAATAACCCATTAGACATATTGAAAGTACATGTAAACCATATATAAAAAATATCAGTAAGATTTATATGTGGATAACCTGTGGATAACTATGTGTAAAACCACTAATTTAGGCTATCCAAATTATCGTTTAGCTGTGGATAACTATAACACTTCTATATTCAATTGCGTATAGATGTGCTATCATTAACATATGATAACTCCTGAGATACTAGAAACCATCAAGCAACACAAGAAAGACTCTAAAATTGCGGTAATTAAAGATTTCTGCACAGACACTCCATCATGGCAAGAGTTCATTGATTACATAGACAAAGGCTCTAATGCTAAAGAACCTACTATGCCTCAACCAGGTGAGTATGATAAATCTTTGGGTGGTGTAACCATTGGTAATGTTATGATCAAACAAAACTTCTACTTCTATATATCAGGAAGTGGTCCTATAGGAAAAGCCAGTCAAGAAATACAAGACTCTTTCACTCACGAGTTTGGTACCTATGGGGGTATTAGTACTCTTTATGTTAACTTCTCTACAAACCTAAGTAATATTCCACAACACTTTGATCCACATGATAACTTCTATTGGCAGTGCATAGGCTCAACTACATGGCATTGTGAAGATAAGACATATGAGGTAAATCCAGGAGATCTGGTATACATCCCATCTAAGACCTATCATGGAGTAGATTTCTCTATGCCTAGGGCTGCTGTAGGCTTTAGCTGGAACCTAGACTAAAAAACGGTACACGCTCTTAGGCTATTGGGCATATGGGCATATCCTTCTATAGGGGTTATTTACTATAGGGATTATGGTTTCTTATTTGACTTACCCGTTTTTTTCTGAGACAATAGGGTTATGAAACCTTTATCAGATAGACAAGTAGACAACCGCTTCTGGAACATGATTAGAGATAACTGTGACCATGTGTTTGAATGGTCATTGCAATGTGGTGAAGTAGCCTGTGATAAGTGCTATACAACCTATGATAAGTATAAGAAGATATCTCAAGAATGAAAAAATGTTACGCTACCAAGAACAATGGCAAGACCTGCTTTGCTAATGTTACTGCTGCCTGGCCTGCTCAAACATGCCACATACATGACCCAAATGGAAAGTTTAGACAACAATTAAAGGCTAAAGGAATGGGTAAGAGTTATGTTGTTAAGTGTGAACATAAATGGTATATGCGTGAAGAAGGCATTCAATGCGAGAAATGTCTTTTAGTGTGGCAAAAGGGAATGGATTAAAATATATGGAGAATCATGGTATTTAACGATTGGTTTCACATGCTAATGTCTTTTTGGGTTTATGGGATGGCAACAAGCTTTTCCCTTATTTGTTTATGGCTAATAAAAGACCTTGTAAAGATTATTATAAAAGGTGAGTAGAATCATAGTGTGTCCTGTATGCAAGAAAGAATGGGAGTTTAGAAAAGGCTTTGCTTACGAAAGTCTATATAAGCATATGAAGGTTTGTAACCAATAGTGCCCGTGTAGGGCATTCAAAGGTTTGCTTACCTCTATTTTGCCGCCGAACTTTAAAGACGATTGATCTGCTTATTGACGAACTCTAAAAATTTGCCCGTAATAAGTGCGAAACCTAATTCAGGCTTTGCACTGACGCATGCTGGACTTACTATATACTTTGCCCATTCCTTTACAGCTTCCTTGTTCTTGCCTGCTGTATCTGCTAGAAGGTAGGATACGATGCCTAGAGGGTATGCCCCAGGCTCTTTGGTGGAATAGTCATAGGTAAGTATGTTATTTGAGTCAATAGAGGCTTCTCCAAGGAATGCTGAGACATTTGCGCTGTTTGGCTCAACGAAGTTACCAGATGCATTACCTATATTTACTACCTTTAAGTTAAAGAACTTAGCAAAGGAAACTTCTGCATAAGTAATAGAGTACTTAGTCTTTGATGCAAGTGTTGCTACACCTTGTGACTGGTTTGCTCCAACAATTCTTCCCATGTTACCAATGTCATTTATATTCTTTGGAAATGATGTTGAGAATGAGTCAGACACTGGCTTTGTCCAAACCTCTGGTAGTGATGCCTTCATGTATCTAACAAAGTTATTTGTTGTTCCAGAGTTATCAAGTCTAAACACCACCTTGATCTTTTGATTGGGAAGTGTATATACAATACTCTTGGTTGCTATTCTTAATACTACTGGGTTGCCATACTTGTCTTTAACTAGATTACCAGACTTATCTTTTCTGTAAATAACTTCTTTAATCTTTCTATTGTTATCAGCTTTAATAGCAGGATCATTCCACATTGTTATGTCCCCTGCAAAAATCTTAGCAATAGTGGTTGATGATAGATAAACCTGTCTGTTACCTGGAAGGTTATGCATTACAGCAATAGGTGCTGCAACAACTGGTATGTGTATGATGGATGGCTTCTTAGTTGCTGCAGTGTGTGCTGAATCGGAGAACCAGAAATCACCAATGCCCTTGTCTGATGATGTCTTGCCAGCCCCAGAGCCATTTGGAGAGTATGTAACTACATTACCTGTTGACTTGGCATAAGATGATCTGCATTCGTCAATAAGGTTTGCTGGAAAAGATGCTCCATTACCAACAATATTTTCTGCTGCAAAAGCAGGGGTAGAAATAGATAGAGCAGCAACGACTGCTATTACGATAAGTTTAAGTCTCATAATAAGAGTATATAGTAAATAAACTATATTCTAGCAAACAATAGGCTCATTTAACCAAGTGTTCATCTAATGTTTTATATACTGACATATAGCATAAGTATGATACTATATATACATGAAGCCAATCCTAAAGCCATTGATAGAAATTAATATTACAAACAATCATAACGAATCCTTTACCCTTAAAACATTTGATCATGTTTCCTTGATAGTAGAGCACGAGCATGCATCTCTTAATAATTCTTTTGCTTTAAGATTTTGTGGTGATAAAGACAATGGAACCTATGTTGAGATTGGATCATCACACTGGGTTGAGGGAAACCATACATACATGCTTGAGAAAGAATTTGGATGGACAGGTGTAGGAATAGACATTGAAAAACACCATGCAGATAAATATAACGAAGCTAGGTCTAACCCATGCATAGAGGGTGATGCTACGACATTTAACTGGGATAAGTACTTTGAAGAAAATAACTTTCCAAATCAAATAGACTTTTTATCAATAGACACTGACGCATCAAACCTTTTATCACTAATAAATCTTCCATTGTCAAGATATAGATTTTCTACTATTGTTTTAGAAAACAAAGAAAGCTCAAACCAAGCATTAGATATTGATGAAAAAGTAAAAAAAATACAACGAGAAATTCTTGCTAAATACAACTATACACTCATTGGGTCTGGGTTTACAGATGATTTTTGGATAGATAATACATATCTTGATCTTCAAGGAAATCAGTGGGACCCCTTAGCCTTTGCTTTCTGGAATAAACTGATACACAACTAATAGCATTTATGGTATGATATAGGTATGAATAAAACAAAGTGCTTCTTTTGTGACAAAGAGGCTGCATACCTAGACGTTGTGGTTAATCATGCAGACTACATAGTTGCAGACGTATGTGAAAAGCATTTACAAATGGGACTGTCTTCTTAAGTCCCCCAAAAAAAGGGGTAACGCAATGAATCAGGGATGGCAAAACAAAAGCGAGCAAGAAGAGTTTGTATTAAAACTACTTAATAATAAAAAAGAGGGTTACTACGTTGAGTTGGGTGCTGCTCATTCAAAGAACGGAAGTAATACCTATAGGCTTGAAAATGAGTTTGACTGGAAAGGTGTTTCATTTGAGATTGTTCCAGAACTGCACGAAGAAATATCTGCAAATAGAAAGAATCCATGCATATTAGGAGATGCCACTAAGTTTAACTATATAAGCTATTTTGAAGAAAATAACTTTCCAGAACAAATAGATTATCTTCAGGTAGACATTGATGCTGGGTATCAGTGGGATGGTAGACCAGCTGGTAACCATTACACAACATTGCATGGACTAATTGCGGTGCCACTAAACAAGTATAGGTTTTCAGTTATTACATTTGAACATGATTCCAACATGTACTGGAGAAATACAGCCATGAGAGATGCACAACGAGAGATTCTTGATTCACTTGGATACTCCTTAGTTGTAAGACAAATTCATGAAGACTGGTGGGTTGATCCAAATGTTATTGGTTTAGAAGACTATAGAAGTAGTTTTAAATGGGATACTCTATAGGAATGGATACTTTTCATGTAGAACATTTTTTCCCAACAATGGAAAAAATAGGTGATGAAGTATATGTTTACAGAGGTTTTTTATCAAAAGAAAAAGTAAAGCAATATTTAGACATTATTCTTGATCAAAAAGAATGGATAGATGGTGCACAGTTCAACAAGCCAACAATTGAAACATTTTCAAATCCTATATTTGGAGACCTGTTAAAAAAAATTCAGGATGAATTAGCTTTAGAAAAAATGTTTCTTGAATTTACTCCAAGCATAACAAAAATAAAAACTGGAAATGGTATGGAAGAACATTCTGATGATTGCCCATATTGTTGGAAAGTCAGGGACCCAGAAATAAATATAAGTGATAACGAAGGCAAGAGATGTGTTCTTTATGGCATAGTTTTATATTTTAGCGATTTTGAGGGTGGAGATATATACTATCCAGAACAAGGTATATCCTTTAAACCAGAACCTGGTGACTTAATCATGCACTCAACAAAAAAGTACTGTAAGCATGGGGTCAGTCCAGTTACTAGTGGTACAAGGTATTCCTTATCTCCTTATATAGTTCAATATCACTCTGAATCTGACGAAAAAGTGGCATATGATTTTTGGAATAATTACACATTAAAAAATATTTTTTAATATAAAGGGTTGACAAACAACATTGTAGTTGATATACTAATTATATGAAAGAACCAAGCATTATGAAAATGGACTGGAAGGCTTTAGGGTATGAAAGAGAGTATAAAGATGGAAGACTCAGATGGGTTCCTCAGAATGTCACAGAAAATACAAAGGACAAAGATACTTCCTCTTAGGTGGATAGGTAATGCCTGTAGTGATATCGCTACTAGGAGTTTGCTTAAAGCTTTTGATTTAGATGAGCAAGGCAATTATGGATACCGTTTCAAATTTCATAGTAAGGTATGGGTTAAGTTCAACAAGCCCTATGAACGTTGGGGAACATACTACACAATTGATACAAGTGGGTGGGAAAATTAATTATGGGATGTAATAAATGCGGTATGACAAAAGAAAATATATCCTACTGGGATACTCATCAGACTATGAGCGACTATAGCATTTGGTGTTTAAAGAAAGTTGTGGTATTATAAAACTATGGAAAAAACATACTTAGATGATAACAAAAAAATATGGGTTATAGAAAATTTTTTGACCCAAGAAGAAATAGACTGGTTTAAAGTTCAAACGGATGATCCTAATGGTTGGTATGCTACCATGCGTTCTCCATATGGAAACATTTTAAATAAATTTTTAGATGTTTTACCAGTATACGATAATGAAGGAAAGATTGAATTTCCTAATCAATTTTCAAAGTCTATAGATCTTCCAGTATTTTCTAGTCCTGGAGGTATTTGGGAACGACTTGAGTCTGTCTTGCCAGAGGGATATAGGAGGCATGCAACTCTTCAAACTTTTAAGTATATGACAGATGAAGAAATTCAGACTAACTTAAACCATGCATTCTTTGAGCCTTATAATACACCAGAAGTGACGATACAAAAAGACAAAATTGACTTTGCAATGTACTGGCATTATGATCCAGGATTGGAAAGTAACATTCTTATATCTTTTAGCTTATACCTAAATGATGATTTTGACGGTGGAGAATTAGAGTTTGCAAACTTACCAATAAAAATAAAACCAAAGTCAGGAATGTTAGTTGGAATACCTGGTGGAGAGTTTTATACACACAGAGTTGCCAAAGTTCTTGGTCCAAACTCAAGGCATACTCTTTATGGCAATTCTTATGTAAATCCTCAGAGTGCTCCAATTAGCACTGCTGATGACTGCTAATTTGATAATGAATAAACATTACGATATCCCTGATCCATTTCAAACCTTTGTAGCCAAGAAGTATGCTAATGCCAAAGGCTATGTGCATGATTTCTTTACTGGGGAATGGTCTTATAAGTGTATTGCTTGTAAGGATGATCTTTCTGCTCCATCCCGCAAAATTATGACAAAGATTAGACTGTTTCACACACGCAACGAGTGTCTTGGAGGATACTAATGAGAATTAAAATTAATCGTGGCAAGCAGGTTGCTAACTATTCTTTGGGAGTCTATGCACATAACTGGGCGTATCCTATTGCCAATGAATGGGAAGTTGGTATATACTTTTTAAAGTGGTATGTGGGAGTGGAGTTGTTTAGATGAACGAATCAGAGTTTGACCAAGAGTTTAGTGTTGAAGACATTACGAACGCCATAGTTAATCAGGCTAAGGCTGAGGTTAAGTCTAAGTTTGGCAATAAGAAACGGCATAGACAATAATTAAAGATAAATATCTTCAAGACATCTATTACAAAACCAGTCAGCTGAACCTGCAACCTTTCTAGAACCACCATAAACAACTTCATTATTGTCTACCTTATCAATTACTTCCCCATACATATATCCGTATACTATTGGTATTAGCCAGTGGTCGCATTCATACATACAATAATCATACCATACTTGCATTACCGCTGAGTTTCTGGTATGATTGACATATGGAAACAAATGGGTGGACTAAAGACTTAGATGATGAACAAAAGGCCTACGTTATGGACCTAGTTATCACTACAGTCAAAGAAATTAGAGAGCAGATTGCTCAAGATATTGAGGCAACTGTTCCTGTTTGGCAAGGCTTGGGTTTTATGAAGAGTCGTAGAACAAAGGCTGCATTTAAAGTATGTGCTGCAATTGCAAGAGGACAAAATGAAAGGGTACCTATATAATGTGGTCATGGGTTCTAGCAATACTAGGCATCACTGGAATATTTCTTGTTGGAAGAAAAACAATATGGGGTTGGTTAGTACTTTGTGCTAATGAAGTTCTTTGGGTTACATATGCTTTAGTAACCAAACAATATGGATTTATAGCAATGGCAATTGCATATGTTGTAGTATATCTTAAGTCGTACTCTCACTGGAGAAAAGATCATTTACAAATAGAAAAGGAAAATAAATGAACATAGCAGAAGCACTTGTACTTGGACTATTTGCATTCTTTGCAGGGTATGGAGTATCATATCTTGTAATGACAATTGGTATTAAGCAAGATAAAGAATAGTGGTATTAGCTCCAGTAGCTCAGTTGGTTAGAGCCCCAAACTCATAATTTGGTCGTCGTAGGTTCAAGTCCTACCTGGTGCACAAGATCTGTTTATAGATCTACTTATATAAGGAGAATAAATGAAAACTGTAGGAGAAAAACTTGGTAACTTTGCCGTTACTGGAGTTAAACCTGGGGCACTATCTTATGATGATTCCTCATTTGAAGTACTAACACAAGATTCTTTTCCAGGCAAATGGAAGATTATTGTATTCTATCCAAAGGACTTTACATTTGTATGCCCAACAGAAATTGTTGCATATGATGCACTTGTAAATGATTTCAATGATCGTGATGCAGTCCTTATGACTGGATCAGTTGATAACGAGTTCTGTAAGGTTGCATGGAGAAATGCACATGATGATCTAAAGAAGACAAACTCATGGGCATTTGCAGACACAGCACATCAGTTAGCTGGAGACCTTGGTGTTCATCATTCATCTGGTGTTACATATCGTGCAACATTTATTGTTGATCCAGAAAACACTATTCAACACATTACAGTAAATAATCTTGATGTTGGTCGTAATGCAGATGAGGCTCTTCGTGTGCTTGATGCACTACAAACAGGAGAGCTTTGTGCATGCAATAGACCTCTTGGAGGAGAGACTCTATAATGTCTTGGGTTGATCAGCTTAAGGAAAACCTTCCAGAGTATGCAAAGGACATTAAGTTAAATCTTGATGCAGTAATTAATAGATCATCTATTGATCCTGATCATGCTACATACCTTGCTTTAGCAGCAGCATTTTCCACAGGCAATGGCAAGCTTGTTGCTTTTATTACAGCAAGTGCAACTGATCAAGTAGAACGAGATGCAGCATTAACTGCTGGTGCAATCATGGCACAAAACAATGTTTGGTATCCATACTTAGAAATGGCAGATGATGCTAACCTAACTGGACTACCAGCACAACTTCGTATGAATGCAATTGCATCTCATGGTGGTACAACAAAGGGCAAGTTTGAGGCATACTCTCTTGCTTCATCTATTGTTGGTAAGTGTCACTTCTGTGTTAAAGCACACTATGAAACATTGAAAGAAGAAGGCTATACAGTTGAACAGTTGCGTGATATCGGAAGAATTGCAGCAACAGTTAATGCATTAGCAAAGATACTTTCAGCTTAGCAAAAGTCCTGGGTATGACTAAAACTGCCTAACTTTAAACATCTGTAACTCAGTTGGTTAGAGTACCTGCCTTATATGCAGAGAGCCGTAGGTTCAAGTCCTACCAGATGTACCAAGCCTTTATAGCTCAGCGGAAGAGCGGACGGTTTCTACCCGTTAGGTCGGAGGTTCAAATCCTTCTAAGGGCGCTTTTTAATGTATACATCTGCATACATGTTTTCTTGTAATGCAAAACCAATAACTTCCCAGTCTTTGTTTTGATCTAAAAATTCACACACAACTTCAATAACACCGTAGTCTACTCCATGATCTTGGTCTACTATATAGTCGTTAAACCCAATGATTCCATCTTCCGCTAAAAGCAAAAGGGAATTAATTAAATCAGTTTTACAGTGATTGTAGTCATGGTTAGCATCAATGTAAATATAGTCAAACTTTTTATCAAGTGTTGGCATAATGTCATCACTATATCCTCTATGATAAGTAATAGTTTTAACATTCTTAAATCTATTTTTTACAAAATCAAAATGTCCTGCTTTATTAAACCTATTGCAGTCAGGCCAATCGTTGGCTTTAAACACGTCTACAAGGTCAATAGAGACTGGATTAACTTCTTTTATAAGTACTTCTGCATAGTCTCCAGCAAGTGTGCCTATCTCAAGTATTCTTGATCCCTTTGGTATGTGCTTGGCAAATTCTTCTTTGCTTGTAAAAAGTCTTGCATTATTTAGCTGATCTTGTGATATAGTTTTAATAGGCATAAGCCTAGTATATCAGAGTCTCTAGTGTATAATGATATACATGGGGTATCCAAATTGGTTTAATATAAGTGCCGTTAAATATTTTGATTTAATCTTACCACGCAGGTTTGCAGGTAAACCACTCATAGACTTTCTACAGATAGGTGCGTACACTGGTGATGCTAGTGAATGGATGTTAGATAATATACTTACAGATCCAACTTCATGGCTTACTGATGTTGATACCTGGTCTGGGTCTGAAGAAGAAGCACACAAGAAATTTGACTGGAATGAACTTGAACAGTTTTATGATAGCAGAATGTCTGCTTATACAAATGTATGTAAAGTTAAAGGGTACTCTGAAGAGTTCCTTAATACCGCTGAGAAATCACACTATGATTTTATATACATAGATGGCGATCATACTGCACATGGAGTATATACAGATGCAATACTTGGCTGGGATAAGCTAAAAATTAATGGGATAATGGCATTTGATGACTACCTATGGCAACATGATACATACCAGGAACACCTTAGACCTAAGCCAGGAATAGATAGGTTTTTACAAGAGCATAGTGGTAAATATCAGATACTGATTATGGATGAGCAAGTTTGGATATTAAAGCATGAGTAAGCTTAAAGGGTTTGGGCCAGCGTATGTTATAAATCTTAAAGACCACACTCATAGATTAAAGAATGTAGAGGATCAGTTTAATAAGTACGGAGTAACTGATTATACTATTATTGAAGCAGTTGATGGTAGGAAAAGCGATCTTTCTGATCAAATATCTGGAAAGTATCCTAAGTTAAAACCATCAGAAATTGGATGCATGATATCTCATATTAAAACTATAAAGCATTGGCTTGATACTTCTGATAGTGATTATGCAATTATAATGGAGGATGACTTTAGTTTTGATACAGTTGAGCATTGGTCATGGGATTGGCAATATGTAATAAATAATCTACCAAAAAGGTGGGATATTGTACAACTAATAATGATTAAGAATGAGCCAGTTAAATTTAGTCTTCATAAAAAAGAAAAGTATAACGTTAATACAAGAGGCTCGTATGAGTGGTCAACTGCATGCTATATTATTAATAGAAAATATGCAGAGTCATTTATTAAAGATCATACGATAGAAGATAAATATGTTCTTAAAAATTATGGATTGAAAAATCAAGCAGCAGATGTTATTTTGTATAACCTTGGTGAAGCATATTCTATGCCACTATTTACACATATACTAGATCCAAAAAATTCAATAAATAAAAATCATGAAGACTTTCATTTAAAGTCTAGCAACTATATAAATAAATGGTGGGCAAAGAATGGTAAACTTTATCCCAAAGAACAATTTTTTAATATTAATGAAGGCCTCAATAATAAGGTTGGAAAACCAAATATTTGTTTTAAGATATTTCATAACGAAGAAGATACTCCTATGATGGAAAAAAGAAATATACTAACTAAGCGTGCTATCACACAACTGGAAAAAGATTTTGATAACTTTGATACGCCAACAATAATGATTAAAAACACAGACGACATAAAATCTTTTTATAAAAATGCACAAATAAAGGTTGATCCAAAAGGATGGCTAGGTGAAGGTTGGAAGCCTGGAGAGCTTGGAATTTGGGCAAGTAACTATACGGCATGGAAAAACTTTTCTGAATCTAGTTATGACCATATTATATTAATGGAAGATGATATACAACTTTCAAAAGACTTTAGTGAAAAACTATATGAGTACATAGACGAACTTCCAGAGGACTGGGATGTATTCACAGTTTATGTTCCTCCAACTGGCAACGTAAGATACAAGAAAGATGGAAAGCATCTGGACATTGGAAAGAAAAATGTATGTAAGGTTTATCAATCATGGTCATGCTTATGCTATGTTGTAAGCAAGGATGGTGCTAAAAAATTAACTGAAATGGTAAAAACTCCAGTATCAAGACCAATTGATCACTATCTATTTTATAATGAAGATATAAATGTTTATGCTATAAAATACAATAGAGCTAATATTTGTAATATATATTCAACAACATCAACTGTTCAGCATACAAAAAAACAAGATATGACAGGATATCTTTAAACAAACTTGTTGTAAAAATATTCTATTGCAGAACCTTTAGGAAGATCGTTCTTGTCAATGCCTTCTCTATTTAAGAATTGATTCCATATCTGCAGTGTGTGTGAATACTTACACTTTTCTAAGACTTCTTCTAGGTGTTCACTCATCCAAATCTTCTTCCATTGCCAAAAATGAATTGGATAGAAAACCTTTGGTTGCTGTGCATATCTCAAAAGCCCAAGCTTTTTAGCACACTTGGTTACAAGTAGTGGACCTATTTCTGACCAAACTATCTTTGTCTTATCATAATTAACTGAATTATCTATTAGCATATTAACAAGGTTAGAGTCTTGTGGCATTCTTAATATGCCGTTTGCAAGTCGTCCCTCTTCTTCATAGCCAAACAGATAATCTCCAAAATCCCATTTATGCCTAAGACATATAGAGTCTGTATCAGTCCATGTAAGTCCTGTCTTTTGTATCATTGTATATCTAAACATATCAGCAAACGGTCCATATGAATTCTGTATTGTAAAAATCTCAGACTCAGGAATTATTTTATTTGCATCTTCTTTTACTACACCTTTTGGAACCTTCATGTCCATGTCATAAACAAACAGGGTAAAGGAATGACCATAATATATAAATGAAGCAAGAGCTGTTTGTTCAACCTTACTTAAAGGATTGCCTATCCACAAAGATCCAAAATCAGCCATGAGTATATCCTATCATAATAAAGAAGGCCAGCCTACGAATAGACTGGCCCCCATATATATTGTATTACTTTACTGGCTTCTTAGCAGCCTTCTTCTTTACAGGTGCCTTAGCAGCCTTCAGAGCCTCATCTACAGCCTTAGCATCTGGCAAGATACCAAATGACTTGTCGTTAGGGTTGAGTGCTCTAATGGCAACTGGTGCGATAGCAGCAACAAGTGCTGTCCATAGATCCTTTGGATCTGTCACGCCTGCCATGTATAGGGCAAGTCCTGATGCAAGTACTGATCTTCCGTATGAAGATAGTAGTGCCTTTAGTTGTTCTGTATTCATTTTTCCTCCTAGGATATTACTCGTGTTAGTAATGTAAAGCCAATCCATAGACCAATAATTCCTGCGACTCCCGCAAAAACTGGTGGTGCTGGTACTGGCAATTTGAATGCTGCGAACACGACACCGCACCCAAAACCTGTTAGTGTTGATAATAAAATATCTTTCATTGTTCTTCCTCCGTTGGCAAAAGCTTTTTCAGTTCTTGATATTCTTTTGATATTTTTTTCATTGAATGATAGTGTGGGTATGCTTCACCTACAAGACCATATTCATCAAAGTATGCTATCTCAGGTTCAATCTCGTTAACAAATTTTGTTAGACCTTTTTGAACATCTTCAATGTAAAGATAAGCCCAATCACGTGAATCAGATAAAAATTTAATAAAGTTTTCTTTATGTACGTCACTGTCAGACTCTTCTTGCTTTGTGCTATTAAAAATGTCTTGAACTCTAGCCAGAGATACCACTAAGACTTTCATTCTTTGTCTTAGTGTGATTACCTTGAAAGTCATAGCTATTGCAATAATTGAAACAACTATAACAAGTGCTCCAGATATAAGTGTTACTGGTTCCATTTACTTCACCGCTTCTCTAGATACTAACACAACTGCACCTTCCATTTCTAGTGCATTTTTTAGTTGAACAACATATTGCAATGCTTTTATCTTTTCGTCATGACTCATTGATATAAAATCATACTCATTAAGCTTAATTGTAAGGAAATGTTCATTGTCTATTATATTAACCCCAAAACCTTTAGGAGCAAGTATAGAGTGAGCTGCTCTACGCATTGAGTCTGTATACATTAAACATCCTTCTTTCCATCATCTACAAAATTAAAGACTTCCTCAAGTGATTCCCAACCTAGATCTTCTTTTATTTCTAGTGCTGCAAGAAAAATATCCCACGTTTCATATACATATTGCTTTGCAAGCTTGCTTGGCTCTACAAGTTCATTGTCAATTAAAAATGCAATGGGCAAACCAATATCATTATATTCAATAAAGTCTTTAAAGTATTTGTCAGACTTATAGTCCATCCACAAGTCTCCAAGTATTGAACAGATTGCTTCAAAACTAGTTACTACTTCTCCATTGTTAGAGATTTCCACATCTCACCCCACTGTTCTTTTGTTCTATGTTTGCTAAACTCTCTGGATATCTCACCATTTTCTAAGTATATGCCTCCCCATACTCCCCACTCTTTTCCTGACACGCCATTTGCAAAACATGTTTTTTGAACAGGGCAAGACTTGCATAAGGTGTCTATTGATACTCTTACAAGCTCATTATCTTCATAGTGATCAAAAAATAAATTAGTATCAGAATCAAAACAGGCACCAGTATCTTTCCATAAGTGTTGTTTCATATCTATACCTTGTATCTATTTGGAATATCCCACCCATTACGATCAGGTACAAAGTTTTTAGCTAAAAACCACTTACCATTACGATAGATTCCATTAATTGCTGTTTTAGCCATATCAGATTGCTTTGTTTCAACAACTGTCCAGCCATTCCAATGAAGGTTGTAGTTCTTTGCTACAATTTTTTCCATTGCTTCTAAATTATTTACTATCATTTTTACCCCTTAGTATCGGAAAATTCCAACTTCAACATTATTTTTTTCAGCAATTGTAACAAGTTTTGATATAGGCTGCCTAGGCTTGCTTAAAAAAGCAAGATAATTTACATGAGACATGTTTTCCTCAATCCATGAAGAAGGAACCTTATGTAACTTAATCTTGCGTCCACGAGACTTCATTCCTCTTTCAGACAAATTACAAAACTCAGAAGCAAAAGAATTAATTGCTGCTGGTCCTGCTGAATAAATTACGAACTCTTTATCTCCAGTCTTCATTCCAGAAAGAGCAACACTCATAGCACGAAGAAAGACTTGATAATTATCAAAGTCCGTTGTTCCATGCACCGCTACTATCATCAGAATTTCCATTCTTTAAACTATCCAAAATGAATAGCATCTTATCAATATCCCGATTTGACATATTGCTTGTATCAACTGGCTTAACTGTTTCTGGATTAACTAATCCATTAGCAATGTCTGCCACATAAAACATATTGTCATGTACCCAATATGCATGATCTTCAACCATTAGAACCCTTACGCTGTTATTCTTCAAATGCTTTCTAGCTTGTGAAGGACGCTTTGGTTCATCAAAAAGATCCTTTGGAATAAAGTGTTTTACTATGCTGTGTATATCACTTTGTGTATATACAACTTTAGCAAAGTATTTTTTACTCCTTTTTACCGCTATTACAATTATAGAGCATCCCGCTATCAATGTCAAGCTGATAGCAAGCAATGTAATCATTAGTTTTCCTTTTTAGTATGCTTAACAGTATAGTTATCAATGATAGATTTAACTGTACCGTTTTTATTTAAGCGCACAATCTTTCCATCTTTAATCTGTGTTGCATTAAAAGATCCAGCCTTTTTCTTTGGCATTACTTTTCACCCTCTTGTTTTGTATTAAATATATGAGTTAGTGATTCTGCTCTTGTATAATCCTTACCAAAGTCAGCAAACAATGCCTTATCTTTTTCACGATTAACAATTCCTCTTGACCATGAGAAACCTGCATCCCCACCCCATGCAAGCCACATTATGTATCCATTAGATGGGTTAGCTGTGTTTCCCCAGTCTTTGCCCTTCTTATCTACTTCGTGGCGTGAGAAGTATGAGTACATTCTTTTAACAGTACTAAGAGAAATAGTTTCTCCTCTTGCCAGCTGACCTGCACGAGTCCAACCAACTGCAGTTCCTGCACCAGTTGCCTTACCATCTTCTTTAAACTTAATTGCTCTACGAGCTGCAGATCTTGCTCCTGCTGGTGGTGAGTACCCATCTGCTTTTGAAACTGTATCTGTTTCATATTCAACTGTGTCGTCATCTTCAAACAGATCGTCTGCTTTTGCAGCAGGAACACAGTTAGGAACCCTCTTCCCATCTTTTCCTGGCTTCATTCCACGCTGTACATATCCATCCCAGCAAGGAGCTTGCTTGTTCATTTCATCTTTACAAACTGGACAGTCTGGACAATCAACATCTAATTCTTTGCATGTTTCACATCCACAACCTTGATATGCTTTATCAATTGAGGTACTTTCTGGGCAACAGTGAGACTTGCCAATTGATGCGTCATACATTGCTATTTCAACTTCTGAATCCATTTCATGTCCTTCCAGACTATCAAGTCTTGTTGCATCCATATACATCATCCCAATACTATAAGCAGTCTCTTCCCACTTACCGTCTTCTTGCTCATACATCCTGACAGACATAGCTGGGTTGTCTGGTGGCATTGACTCAAGGGCATACTCAGAACCAGGGGTTCCTAGTGTTCCACCCTCTATCATAATGTGTTCTACCCTACCATGAACCATGCCTTCTTTGGTCATGCCCATTACAAAATCGCCTTCTTTTATCATATACTGATTATATCAGAATTGTTGATTATATTAATTGGTTTTATCCCTGTGTTATTTTTCAGTAAAGCCTATTTTTGCTTTAGCAGCCATCAAGGACTCTTTATCTGGAGCCCCCCAATAACCTAAATATTCACCACTAAATATTTCCTTATATATTTTTTCAGAATCAGCATGCATTCTACCTTGATAGTCTGAGCCAGATTGATTAATATTTTTGTTCATTCTCCAATTCCATTCTGGATCTATAAAATCATTATTTTTATCGCTGGGAAGAGTTTGTTCGTGATACTTATTTAATGTTAAAAGAAGGGGATGCTTTATGGCAAAAATTTTATATCCTCTAGACAAAAGCCTTAATCCATGATTAATTTGATCTCCATTGAAAAAATCTGATGGGTCGTGCATAACTTCCCTTATAGTGCTATATTTAAAAAATACCAATGAGGCATGTATACAATTTACTTCTTCATACTCCTCGGACTCAAAAATATGTGTTCCATATGTGATTGGTAAACCAACATTATATTCGGAAAAATGTTTTCCTTGCCAACCATCAAACCTAATCTCTGGCTTTGTATTATGATAGTCTATTAATTCATGATATTTATTGTTGTAAGGATCTATCTTGTTTTTACCGTCTGTTGATAGTGCAGTATCTGTAGAAAACATTGTGTCTCTATCTTTTGTATCATAGTATAGGTTTCCTCTTGGGATTGCAGTTAAAACCAATCTATCAGTTTTAGCATGGTCAACAATTTTTTCAAAATTCTCTATAAGCTTTAAGTCCCAATCTTTTGTGAATACTGTGTGTGCATCTATTTGCAAAACATAATCATGTTTACGTGTGGATAAAAGAGATGCGTTCATTCTTCCAAAACCAGTTCCCATAGGTGATGGTGTGAATATCTCAGCATAGAATATGTTTGAATTATTTGTAAAAAAATCATTGTCTAATAGTGAGTGCTCTTTTGTTAATATGTTGTTAAATACACCAAAGAATATTCTATCTGGTTTATTGGCCATCAGCATTGCACTTTTAATTGTTTGCTCAAGAAAGTATTCTTCACATGATGCCATTGTAACAAAAATTGTATTTTCTATATTATTCATTTTTATTTATCACCCTTTTTAGTTCTTGTAATGACCACCTTTCTTGTTTAGAAAGTGCCTGTATTTCTTTTGGATCGTAAGATTTTTTAGTTAAAGATATTGCTGGGTCTTCCATTAATAAATCTATATTTACATATCCTTTTTCCCAAAGAGCCATTAGTTCAGCATTTACAAAGTTAAGATGGTCAGCATAAAGCTCTGGCATTATTTCTTTTACTTTTGGTGTAAAAGCATAAAGCATTTCTCCACTATCAGGATCTACTCCTGCTACCTCTATTCCACCTTCAAGAATTAAGTAGTCTATCATTTCACTAATACGCTCATCATCAAACATCTATAAAGTCCAAGAACTCTTGACGAGTCTTTGCACCATTCATACGCTTTATTTCTCTTCCATCTTCCAAGAGTACGTATGTTGGAATAGACTTAATGCCAAACTTTTCTAATAGCTCTATCTCTGTATCTGCATCAACAAAAATAAAATCAATCACTCCATCTTTTTTTAATTCTTCTGCAACTGGTCTTGTACGCTGACAAGGGTTACACCACTCAGCAGTAAAGTAAAGGACGTGGCTCATTTTCCAGACTTCTTTCTAGCTTTTGCAAGTAAATCAAAGTCTTTAACTTTAGTATCTCCCATGTATCCCCATGCATAACCATCATTAATCATAATATCATTCAAGGATACTGTGTCTCCATTGATATATACCCAGCCCAGTATGCGACCATACTTCTCAGATGAGTCCATCTTCTCTGTCTTAATAACAACAGACTTAGCATCCTTAAGGTTCTTCTTTAGGTACTCTTTAGACTCAAGACCTAGAGCCTTTTCTTTAAGGTCCTTTGTACGAGACTCAGGGGTATCAATGCCAGCTAATCTTACACGGGACTGAAATAGAATATCAAATCCTAAATCAATAAGAACGTCAATGGTATCTCCATCTACTACGTTCTCTACTTTTCTTACATAGTATTCATACATTTGTAGCCTCCTTGTTTTTTACAAAATTGTAAACCTGTAAATCTATACTGTTGAGTTCTAAAATCCTATCTTTTTCCGCCTGGGTTAATAGGCTTACAAAATACTCAGAAGAAACACTCTCTTTGTTTAGCTCAGATGGTCCAACATTAATCTTAGTATTAAAATCAAAGTTTATTTCAATATCGTGATTCAGTAAAAACCAATCCTTAATTTTACCACAAAATACTTTAATATTTTCAACTGTGTTTACTATTTCAAAGCTGTTTATATTATCAATTGCATTGGACAAAGATGTTTTTTCATTTCCAACAAACCAATCAAATCCACCACCTTCATGATATTTTTTCATTATTTCTGATCCATACTTTGTATAAAAAGATTTTGGATCCCAGGACCTTGGGTCAGCAGAGTTACAAATAAACCTACTCTGATAATTATTATGAATTAAAAAGTTTTTGTCTTCAAACAAATAATATAAAAATTTTTCTTTGTTGTCTTCTATACTTGTATACTCAGGTCTGTTTTTTAAATATCTTGGATATATAAAATTAAAGTAGCTTGCTCTTGCCTCTATTGGTTCCCTAACTATTGTTGCCGTGTCAACATCTTTTAAAAATTCTATTGGGTATGTTCCAGCATGAGCAGAAATATAAATTTTTGAATGTAAAAATTCATTATTATTTGGATAGTGAGTGCTAACATAAGATAAAAAATCATTGCTTATACTATTCTTTATGTTATGAGAGATAAATTTTCCAGCAGTTTTTGGTATGTGCAAAAAGTATAGCTGCTTACCTACGCTCATTTTCTACCCCATTGTATATAATTCCATCCACGCTCGTGTGCGTAGTAGATGAATATTTTAACTACCGTTTCCCAAAATGCAATTGTGACAGACAGGGCAGCATTCTTTGTAATAACATAAGCAACAGCAACTGAGGAAAGTGTTCCCCATATACGATAACTTAGTGCCTTAGCAAACGACCTGGCCTTTGTTACTTTCATGCTGGCCACTCCATATTGTTAGGTCCTTTACTAATTGAGTTCCAAATTTTAGATACCCATTTCTTTACGTTTTTGCGTAGCCGAAATAGCATGAATGTCTGCCCCCAAATCTACTTGTTCAATCTTGTATCCTACATCACGACCATATACAATGTTGGTAATGTTAGGCAGTCTTAGTACTAATGCTCCATCCATAAATTCATCCTTGGCAATATACTCCTTTACCTGATCAAACTTAAGTGGATCTTTTTCACTTGTATTGTATGTATTGCGTACACCAAGAAGAACCTGGTCTGTTCTTTTACCCGCCTCTTTATAAAGAGCATGGTGTCCTTCATGCCATGGTTGGTATCGGCCAAGCATTAGTGTTGTTGGAGCTGACCAATCATGAAGGCTAAACTTATCAATGATGTGAGATGCCTTTGCTTCTGCATCTAAGTTGTGACTAATAAAAGAAACATCTGTATTGGTTGGTCGTTCAAACATTTTATTTGTATCTTCAAATCTGCCCTCAGCAATTGTGTCCATAAACACCAAGATATCTGGGTTACCAAACGCTGCACGAGTAAGATCAGTTGGGCATACAAAGTCAACAATTACTGGAGCAACTCCCTGCCTAGATATAAGCCTTGCTATCTCGCCCATGCGTCGTGATTGTTCAAGTCTATCTTCAGAAGAGAAACCTAAATCTGAATTTACAGTTGCACGTACCTCATCTGCATTAAGATGAATAGCATTTATGCGTTCTTTTAGAGCCTTTGCCAACTCTGTTTTACCAGAGCCAGGGAGACCAATAATCTGAATAATCATTTTTTTCTCATTTCTTTATTTGGCATTATATCAATAAGCAAATGAACCCTATCGTCTTTGCCATTATTTTCTACTGCATGTACTCTTGAATTATTAATCTCCCAGCATTCTCCTTCAGCCATATTAATCTTTTCTGATCCAACAGTAAAGAATGTTTGATCTGATGTAATTATTGGTATATGATGCCTTCTTGAAGAAATAAGATATTCTCCGCTATCTGAATGTGCAGAAATATTATGACCTGCTTTTAACTTTATTAAAAGAACATTACTTCTAATTCCATGATGCTTTAATTCTAAATCTGTAATAATTGGATTGATCATATCAAGCAATGTATTATCATTGCTTTTTTGCTCAACAACAAGATATTCTCCTTGCTTCCAACCAAGATTTGTTTTATATATAAAATAAGAATTTGTATCTTTGTGTGCATGAAAAACATCTTGCCTTGATGTATCAATAAACCATTCATCAGAAAAACTATTTATATATTCTTTAATTGGCAATACATCGTAGTTGCCAAGAAAATTAAAGTTAAAGTCTTCTAATAACTTGCTCATTGTTAGCTAACTAGTTTTTCTCGTTCATCAAGAATTGTCAGCGCAAAAGACATCATTTTCTTATAACCTTCAGCATTATCCATGATTTTGTTATAGTGATGTCCACAAAACATTAAGTCACCAGACAGTCCAGTTACTTTCACTAAAGCTTCTGCAGCACAAGAATCACAACGATCTGATGGCTTCAACACCCATTCTTTTGTTACTTCTTCTTCTGTAACCATTGTATTCATAGTATACCCTTACTTTCTGTTATCAGTGGAATAAAAACCACTACCGTTGAAAACTGCTCCTACATTAGAGTATACACGAACCAGTGGTAGATTGCAATCTTCACAATCATACCCTGGGTCATTTTCTTTGATAGATCTTTCTTTTATATACCGTGTTGCACAAGGCATACAGTCATATTCGTACGCTGGCATTACTTAACCTTACGACCAAACCTTGCCCACATTCTTTCATGA